CATCATATCCGACGAGCTGTTTGCCCGGCTGGATGTCGAGATTTGCACGCGACATCTGCATGAGGAAAGTTAGACCGCTAAAGATATCGGAGCTTTCGGCATCTTCGTCGTCACCGTTTTTTCGCTGGAAAACGAGTGGTTTGCGTCGTATGAGTTGATGGCAGCTCTCGTTCAGCGCTGTCGAGTAGACGTGGTTCTTGGCGTTGTTGATGAAGGAAGTTGTGCGCCATCCTGACATGAGGCCGCGGACAACATGGAGGTACCCTTTCCTGCCCACTACTGGGAGTATGTACATACGGTCGAGACTCGCAATGAGCCATGTTGCGACCTTATGCAGGTGGGCACGATATGATGAACCGCCCCATTCTCCTTTCTCTTCTTTGTAGTCGGAGGTCGGCTGTGCGATAACACGGGCCCAGAAGCGGGCCATGTCCATGACGGTATGTAGTATGTTGAAGTTGGCGTAATCGCTCGCAACTGTGCAGACCCGGTTCTTCCACCTATCCATACGGCGACGTATGTCAGCTAGGTTTTGCCAGCTGTCATTACCGAGCTGTAACTCGATACTGCTATCGAAGATGGCTTCCTCGCTGTGGACGGATGCAACTGACTCGTTGAGCCAGTGTATTATTGCACCGGGGTATATCTGCCTCATTTTAAAACCTGATTCTGTTTTGATCTGGGCTTTGATCTTTTGGATAGCTTCTTCTTGTATGGCTGATACCACCCTGGACGCGGGGATGCTGTCGAGCCACAAGCGTTTGTTTGTGTTGACTATGTCACCGAAGATTGCCTTGAGGTCGTTCTTGCCTTCTCCGACTGACCCTTTGGGGGCGAGTTGGATGAATGCAGCTAAGAAGTCCTCGGGTGTATACTCGTGGTGTCGAGCAAGCGCTTGTGACACTGCAGTGGTATAGGTGGCGTAAACGCGGTCTGTGCGTTCACGCCAGGTCTTGAGCTGTATCTCGGGTCGTGGATCGTTCTCAATCAACAAGTGGTCGGGGACGTGTCTTGCACGTTCAGTGTCGTCGCCGTCGTCTGCCGTTAGTGTGTCTTGCCCTCTGCCGAGAAGGTTCCCGACATAGAGTAGCGCGTCGAGCGAGATAAA